ACCCGAACCTCTCCGTCGTGCTCTCGACAAGATTGAGCACCTGATCCAATCTCGTGTGCTGAGAGGCCACACTCGTCTCCGTCCAATCGACGTGTATGATATTGCAATGCACGCATCTGATGCTGTGCTTGCAGGAGGTGTTCGTCGTTCAGCAACAATCTGCTTGTTCTCTATTGATGACGTTGAGATGTACACCGCCAAGACTGGCAACTGGTTTGAAGATAATCCTCAGCGTGCTCGTAGCAACAACAGCGCCGTCGTTGTTCGTGATACTGCAACTCGCAAACAATTCAACACACTAATGGAGTCGATCAAGCAGTTTGGGGAACCTGGCTTCTATTTTGTCGACGACGAAGACTTCACCACCAACCCATGTGTCGAAATTGGCATGTATCCTCAGCTGGATGGTGTGTCGGGCTGGCAGGGATGCAATCTAACTGAGATCAATGGATCGATGTGTACATCAGCTGGGGCATTCTATGCCTCCTGCCGCGCTGCATCGATTCTGGGAACTCTCCAGGCAGGATACACTAACTTCAAGTATCTCGACGCCACCACGAAAGCAATATACGAACGCGAGGCACTACTTGGTGTGTCTGTGACGGGTTGGATGAACAACCCCCACGTGCTTCTCAATGCAACAATCCAATACAAAGGCGCCGAGATTGTTAAACAGGTCAACAAGCAGGTCGCAGCGCTGATCGGGGTCAATCAGGCAGCTCGCACCACTTGTGTTAAACCTTCTGGTAACGCGTCTGTGCTGCTTGGAACAGCTTCGGGCATCCACGGTGAACATTCACCTCGCTACCTCCGCCATGTCACTTTGAACAAGGAAAGTGAAGTCGCCCAGATGATCCTAGCAACGAACCCATACATGGTTGAAGAGACAATCATGTCCTCCAACAAGACTGACTACACTGTTGCATTCCCAGTTATCTCTCCTCCCGAGTCAATCTACCGCCACGAGCTACATGGTCAGAAACTACTCGAGAATGTTAAGTTGGTGCAGCAGAATTGGGTAGAAGCTGGAACCAACGTTGATCTGTGTGTCAACCCCCGCATCCGCCACAACGTATCGAACACCGTCACTGTGCACAACGGTAACTGGCAAGAGGTTGAAGATTATTTGTTTGACAACCGCCACAGCTTTGCAGGAGTGTCGTTCCTTGCTGGAGATGGTGATAAGGACTATGCCCAGGCTCCGTTCACGGAAGTGATGACAGCTGCTGAGATTGTTGAACAGTACGGCACTGCAGCACTGTTTGCAGCCGGCTTGATTGTTGACACTCGTTCATCTGGCTTCCGTGATCTGTGGGAAGGCTCATTTGTTGCCCAGGCACAGGAGGCGGTGACGGGAGAGCTCTCTGACATCCGTAAGGACTGGGTTCGTCGTTTCAAAAAGTTTGCCGACAACTACTTCGAAGGTGACCTCAAGAAGACAGAGTACTGTCTCAAGGATGTTTATCTGTTGCACAAGTGGGTTAAGATCCAACAGAACTTCAAGGAAGTAGATTTTGTATCCAACCTTAGAGTGAAGCAGTTTGTTGATATTGACACGCTTGGGGCTATAGCTTGCAGCGGCGGGAGTTGTGAGATTTCTTTTTGATTGAATGGAGATAAATAATCCCATCAGTTATGGGTTTGATCATGTGGAAAATCACACACAACACCAAATACTCACTAGACTCAATGGCTGTTCCGTTTGAACCAACAGAAGAAGAGCTTTCTCGATACGCTGGCTTTGTCTACGTCATCATAGACCGTGTGACAGGCATGAAGTATATTGGAAAGAAGTTGTTGTTTTTCACAAAAATCCTCCCAGTCACTAAAACACGGAAAAGACGGAAGAAAACTCTTGTCGAGTCAGACTGGAAAGAGTATTATGGATCCAACAAGCAGATTCAGGACATAGTTGCTGAGCACGGCCCTGATCGCTTCGAGCGCATAATCCTCCGCCTCTGTGTCAGCAAGGGGGAGTGCTCATACTACGAGGTCAAATATCAACTACAGTATGATGTGTTGTTGCACGACGACTTCTACAACGACTTTGTGGGGTGTCGCATCCATTCCAAGCATTTGAAGGTGGTTAAGTCTTCCTCACCCGCCCCAACACAAAATCAGAAGACTCCGTCCCCGGAATGAACCGTGCATTTTGGACTCCGTCTGTATACCACCTCTTACCACTAGCGTGGTTGTTTTCTCCACGTGTAGTAGGACGCGGCTGACCTCTGTTGAGAGTTCCAACCCCAACAAAAGGACCTTGTTCAAATTCTTCTTGTGTGATTGACACCCGAGCACCCGTAGTTGTGTTAATGGCAGCGACTTTACCTGCGTTCTTTCCTTTCTTTATCCACGGGGCGGATCGCCCTCTCAGAGCTTTGGAAATCTTTTCGTTACGGGCTTTTGTGTATTTGGTGAAGCCACCTTGCCCGCTTTCTTCTGTGAGATTAGCAAAACTCGGGTCGATAACGACGTTGTATAGCTTTGAGAAAAACAACCCCGTTTCTGCTAATTCTCTCTTGTCCTCTGTGGCAAGAAGAACCAAGGTGGACACATCATTTCCGTGTTTTGTGATGTGGCGTTGCCAAAGTATCCCAGATCCTCTATACTTAAAGGGATCTCGAACAGTTTTACCGAGGTATCGGTAGCCAGTTACATTGTGGGTCTTGAGATAAAGATACATCATGTACTATATAGGAGGATTCCGAAATTATCATCATTGATTTCAACGCAATTGCAATTGCCCCAATCGTACAGAACAAAATGATGACTGCTGACGAGGGGATGATTCGTCATTTGATTCTCAACTCCATCCGCATGCACCGTAAGGCTTACAAAGTGAAGTTTGGAGAGCTCGTCATCGTAAACGACGGGTGGAAGAACTGGCGCCGGGATGTGTTTCCCAACTACAAGGCCAAGCGCAAAGTCGACCGCACAACGTCTAAGGTGGACTGGAAGTCAATCTTCAAAGCAACCAACAAGGTGTTTGATGAGATCGGTGATCACTTTCCCTACCGCACGTTGCGTGTAGGCTGTTGTGAAGCCGACGACATCGTCGCGTTCCTCGTTGAGAGCACTCAAGAGTTTGGCCAGAGCGAGCCAGTGTTGATCATTTCATCTGACAAAGACTTCGGGCAGTTGCATCGATACAGCAACGTATCGCAGTACTCCCCAAAGCACAAACAGATGCTCAAGATCGACAATCCTCGACTACAGCTTGAGATGCAGATCTTACAGGGGGACTCGATCGACGGCATCCCTAACGTGCTATCCAACGATGACGTCTTTGTCACAGAGAGTCGTCAAACCCCGCTGCGCCAAGGGGCAATTGACCAACTGCTTGCAGATCCCCACGCGCTTGGGGAGAATGTGTATCGCAACTATCTGCGCAACAAGAAGCTGATTGACTTCCGGGAAATCCCCGCTTCTGTCAATCAGGAAATACTAAATACCTTCAATGCTCTAGGGGAAAAAGTCTCCAACAAGCGGAAGGTCATGCCATATCTCATTCAGAACGACTGTGTGAGACTACTTGAAAATCTTGGAGACTTTGTTTGATGAACCTATACACATTTGAAGTGTTTGAGAAGGTAGCTGCAGCTTCTACACCCGAAGCAAAAGTTACCATCCTCAAAGAGAATGCAACACCCGCAGTACAGAACGTCATTGTTGGCACGTTTGGACCAATTGAATGGTTGCTACCGGATACCCCACCCTCATATACCCCATCTGACTTCCACAACCATCCGACTGACTTTCGCCGGTGTCTGGACGAGTTGCGTTGGTTTGTCAAGAGTGGGCCTGGAGAAGAGACCCTCAAGTTCAAACGCGAGGCTCGATTCATTCGTCTTTTGGAGGGAGTCCACCCCAAAGACGCAGAGATGATTCTTCTTATGGTTGCTAGGAAGAGTCCAGCAAAGGGACTGACAAAGAAGATTGCTATGGAGGCGTTCCCTACCCTTTTCCGCAACTGACTTAACAACAGGAGCTTTCATGACCGCTCAGCTAGAACGACTAATCGCCGACACCAAACAGATTGATGCATATATCACCAAGGTGCAACATCGGGGAGACACAAACCGAGTAGAGAAGCTATCCAAGAAGAAGAACTTCCTCCTTGAAGCAATTGCTGAGTTGAAGGGGAACCG